TATGAATAGTATCGCCTTTCTTACCTTGCATTGCAATTTTCTTAGTTAAAGGTGCAAGTACAAGTGATTTCTCATACGCTGCAATTACTTCGTCAGACCAAATTTCGGGGATGAACTTTGCTGCTGATGTGTTATCTACCATACCGCCTGTAGCGGGATATACGGAAGTAGCCATTTTTAATTACTCTCTATAGTTAGGTTATTTAACCCTCTTCTCAGCGTATGCTAATGTGATTTCATCAGATAACGCTAAATAGCGATCAGGGTCATTTTTCATAAGGTTAATAAGGTCAGTTCGTCTATAGATTTTTTTGGAAGAACTAGAGTCAGGGTTGCCACGTGTGTAGCCATTCGACCCTTCTCTGACAGCCTTCTGCCTTCCATTTTTCTCAGCCTGTAATGTTTGATTAATAGCACCAGAACGATCTTTCCATAAAGAGAAAAGTTCATTAGCTGCTTCTATATCAAAATGCTGGTCTGCCTGTACGAACATACGAGTCCTTACAGTTGAAGCTTGAATCCACTCAGCGAACTTGGGGTCTTTTACAATCTCAGGTATTTCTGGGTGGTCTTTCTGTAGAGTAGCCATAGACGTTTGCTGTTTATAAGCTCTCGTTGACTCTTCTGCTGCTTTAACTGATGGATGATTCTCAATAGCTCGACTGATAGCCCTTTCAGGGTCAGAATAGAAATCTATGTCTTCATCTGTTTCGCTGGCTCCTTTTGTTGCGGGAGTCTGCGTTTCGAGTTGTGTGTTGATATAGCTATCGACTACTTTACGTAAGTCACCTACTTCTGAGCTTTGGCGACCTAGGAGCTTTTCAGCCTCTTGGTGCATCCGTACCACATCTTCAAGTGATTTACCATTATACTTATCAGGGATTGTCTCAACTTCACTTGACGCTTGGTTTTCCTCTTGCAAAGGTTCCGTAGTGTCTTGTGTATTTTGAGCCATATCATCTAAGCTATCAAAACGCTCGTTTTTAAAGTCCTCTTCATTTTCGAGGATAACTGCTGCCATATTAAACTCCGTACCTTAGTATTGTGGAGAAGTGATTAAAAATGAAAGCTTCCTAAGATTAGGAGTTAACTTTCTCTGCATGTACTCTACCGCTCTCATGTTGTTTAGCCCACTTAAGGGTTGCTCCAGCAAAGTCGCCAGAGAAAGGTTCTAAATAAGAGCGTGGAGAGCAAAGTTGTCTGGTTGCTAGTGCGTCACAAGATTTACATTTCTGTGTGTCTGGTGAGCCTTTAACCATGTGTTCGTTGGTGTGTCCTAGTGTGCATTTATAATCATATAGTCTATACATTATTATTATCTTCACTTAAGGACTCTTGTCCCCGTAGATTAGTTTCTTCTAGCTGGAGAAGAGTACCAAGTATATTGAGTTGTCCCTTACGGAAGTAAAGGTCTTCAATAGTTTTAACTTGTTCTACAGAATCAATGTTAGGAACTTGTAGTTTTAAGTCTTCAATCAGTAAACCCCAGCCTTTCATACGGAAGAGGTCATTCATCTGTCTAAAGTAAACTTCTAATTCATTATCTGTCATTTATACTACCTATTATACCATGTTTTAAACAAAAAGTCAAGATTTTTCTTTACTTTTGGTTGCTTTTGTGGTATTAGAGGCCGCTGGGGACTCTAATGTTTCCACCTGCCCCTCTAGCTTGGCTATCTTGTTCAAAAGATTGCTGTAACTCTGATTGATTTGCTCCACTACTTGCTGGAGGTCGCGTTGAGATACCATTTTGTGTTCCTTGTGATTTAAACTCTATTGCTTTATCCTTCAAAATACGATCTGCAACTGCAAGCCTACGCTCAAATTGCTTATCGTCCTCATTTCCTTCCTTAATATTAGCTGTGATAGCTTTAATGCGTTCAATCTCAAGCTCCTGTGGTACTGCCTGAGTCTCTGCTGCTAACTTCTGTGCCCTAGCATTAGATTCGTTAGCTTGGCTGCTTAGAGCGGCTGTCTGGGACGCTTGGAACGCCAATTCAGCTTGCCTAGTCTCTTCACCTGCTTTCTGAGCTTCTGGTGTAGGCTGAGAAGCTTTATCAATCAATCCTATTAGTTCTTCTCTATTGGCGACATTCATATTATCAACAATAGACTTAAGCATTACAGGGTAGTAAGGTGTATCCTTGCCCATAGTCTGCAAAAGTTGTACTAACTGGCTGACCTCATACTCACGTGCAATGATACCTAAGGAGCTAGTAGCATTAAACTTGTAGTCAGACACAGGGTAAAGCTCAGGCTCATACTGCATATAGCGCCAAGCAGCCTTAGATACGAAAGGTATCAAGAATGACTCTTGGAAGTTAACCAAGGTGCGCTTATGTCGTTTAATGATAGCACCAAGGGACATCGAAATGCCAGCAGCAGTTGCCTCACCATTTATAGAGCCTCCAACACCAGAAGAGTCTACGGCACCTGTCGATTGTTGTACCATAGTCTGTAGTGCCTGAGCCTGAGCAAAGGTTATCTGACTTACGTTACCAAAGTTGAATGGATTAATAATCTCCTTTGGGTCACCATTAGTCAAGAGTATCTTACCAGCACGAATCTCTGGCTTAGTGCCCCTAGGGATGCGTGTAGCGTCCATAGCAAGCATAGGGTGTACTGTGAGTGCTAGGGCGTCTATACGTGCCCGTAGCTCTGCATCTAGGGCTTTCTGGCTGTTGTAACCCTTCTCACATACACCACGACCATAGAAACGACTAGGTACTACGTCCCAAGGGAACGCAACAACTGGACGATCTTTCATCATGTATGGGCTAGGCTCTGCCTTAAGAAGTACAGACTCATTACCTACAATTACAATAGCTTCAATGTAATAACTTTCTTTCTCTTCATCGTCTAGCTCATAGTCTAGCTCTTTCTCTAATAGATGCCTAGGTACAAGGCCATAGTATTTAGTAAGGCGTACCTTGTCATCTTCGTGTACAGTTAGTTCACTGTCAGGCTCTAAGTCAAAGTCCTCACTAGCGTTACCTAAGTATCCTTCTTGATAAACTCCTGACTCTTGTAGCTGCTCTACTAAGTGAGAACTGACAAACTCATCAATGGCTACACCTAGGGCTTCCTCTACGTTAGTAGCTATAGGGTCAATACGAAAGTTCTGGGGTAGGATAGGGCGTAGGCGTACTACAGTTCGCTTACTGATGTTGACACCCACAGCTTCCATAGAGCCACCCATGACTTCCTCAGTCGCAGGTTTCATCTCATTGATTTCTTCTAATACTACTTCGCCTATACCATTACCGAATACAGCACTATTGATTAGACACTCAGACACATCACGCCTGATCTTAGCCATGTCAAAGTCTTCATGTAGCTTCTTACGTAAGAACATAATGTCCTCAGTCTCTGAGTCGCCCATGTTATCTTTGATGTCAAAGTATTTACCACGACCAAAGGTAGCCTCTTCTATCTCAGCTACGTTAGACTCTACGGCTTGCTGTAGGGCAGGAGCAATGATCTGACTACGCTCTGCTTGTCTTGTCTTGTCACTAGCGTTCCAGATGCCACGCCATAGGCGATAGTATTCTGCATGTTTTGCTGCGTAGTTATTTTCGTAGTAGTCACCCCACGTGTCCACCTTATTAAGTACCCAATCTTCAAGGGATTGCTCAATGATAATAGGGTCAGTGCTTTCGTTGTAATCGTTTAGCATATGTTTAGTATCCGCTTATAGAGTCTAAGGTTTCAAAATCGTCTTGTTCTTCAAAGTTGCCTATGTAAGCTACTTTAGCTAATTGGTCAATATAGGCCAACGAGTCTATCAAGTCGTCATGTGTTAATGGGTCAGGGAACTGAAATAACTCGTCACAAAAGCGTGAGTGCCATTCCTTCTTCTTCTTGTTAAGGGTTATACGCCCATGTTCAAAACGCCCTTGTAAGGCCCACATAACCCTGTCAGTCTTCTTCTGGTTACCATGAGTTAACTCTTCAACTCTAAAAAAGAATGATTGTCTTTTCATCATATCCATTAAGGGAGACATAACAGCTTGTTTGCTTATGCCTTTCTCTATGCCTACTGACAAAGGTTTGTAATCACGTACTGCTTGGAATATTTTCTGAGCTGTGTCATCTAAAGTCCATCTGCCATAGATCATATCTTCGACAAACCAACCATCTTCATTGACAAATACAATAGCTAGAGAAGAGTTATCTAATCGGCTAGTCTTACCTTTCTTCTTAGAAACATCTTGGAAGCCAGCTAAGTCAATAGCAATGTAGTAGTCTCCATCACCTGTAGGCTTAGAGCCGAATGATAACCATTCTTCTTTAAACATCTCAGAGCCTTGGTTCTTAAAGGAAGCCATGAACTCTTGTTGGAAAGCGTGGGTAGACATACTCTTCTTAGCTACATCTATTTCTTCTGAGTCTAATGTTTCGTTGTCGTAACTGGTAAAGTGCCATGCGGCAAAGGTAGGGTCATCTTCCGTTAACTCAGCATACTTGTATAAGTCATAGAAGTGGTTACGACCTTTGGGTGTACCTATGAATAGACAACCACCCTTTTGGTCAGCTAATGCAGGGCGTAAGATTTCTTCAAACACCTCAGGTTTCATGTCTGCATACTCATCCAACACTAGGTAGTATAAAGATACACCACGCATCGTGTCGGGCCTGTCTGCACCTTTGAGGCTTATGGTGGCACCATTGATTAAGGTGACTTGCATATTGTTTATGTGGGAAGCTCTAATGACAGGGCCACCTAGCTCAATCAATAGTTTCCACATAATGTCTCTAGCCTGACCTTGTGTGGGTGCTACGTAGAAGACATGTGAGTTGGGTAGGTTAGCTTCTAATCCTTTGACTATAAGCTTCCATGCTGCTAGGCGACTCTTGCCACAACGTCTACCTGCTGCACAGACAATGAATCTTGTAGGGTCAACCCATACTTTCTTTTGCCACTCTAGTAGCTCTATGGTTAAGTCACTCATACTACAGTGTACTCCCCTTCTTGAGCATCTTCCTCAGGGTCTTGAGAACCTGAGACATCCGTAGAGCCGACACCAGTAATGTTTATTTGGATACTACTCTTGCCACCACCCTTAATGATTTCTTTCTCAAAGGCTGCTACAGGAGCTACTCTGTCCATGACAAGCTTCCATGCTGAGGCTTGGTTCTTATGTTCATTGTCCAAGGCTGCATCAAAGATAGCGTCTAGTACCTTAGCTGACTTAGGTGACGCAAGCATCCTAGCTTTGTACTCATTGATAATTGTAGCATCACCTTTAGGCCGACCAATAATCCCCTTAGGTTTCTTTAGTGTTGACTTAGGTGGCCTACCTCTGCGTTTGGCTACAGTAGTTTCTTTTGGTGCTGACAAATCAATTACCTCTTTGTTCTTGAGATTGAGTCTTACTTAAGTATACTTAAGAATCTTTAGTATGTCTTTAATAAATCATAATGGATAAACTAAAAGACATTCTAAAGAAGCTTTACAACTTAAGTATATTATAACATATTTAGTCATAAAAGTCAATGTATTTCTTGTGTTTCTTTTGTAATCTTTTGTTAACATAAGAGTCCTTTAAAGCTTACATGAGAATAACTCTCATCCCCGTGTCTCCCAAGGGTTTGCCCATGTTTTCTTTTGTAATCTTTTATTGACTTTTGTCAAAGCAAAATGCTACTTTTTTGTACTTGAGTGCCTGCCTCAGATTACAGAAAACACTCAAGCCCTCCCGCCCCCTTAAAAGTCACAGGATGACCCTTAAGTCATCTCGTGACTAACTCAAGTCCTTTAGTCACATTCCGAATCCATCAGCGATTGAGTCACATCAGGACTCATCAGTCACCTTAAGGCCTGATGTTGACTTAAGGCCTGATGTATGCTAGGGAAAACCTAAGGCCTTAACATACCTCAAGCCATGTGTCAATACTTGTGACTATTCAAGGCACATTAGTCACGGGGGTTGACTTAAGAACTTGGGTATGCTAGGGAAAACCTTAAGTGCTTGAGTTAACACATGGCTAATGTTATGTCAACCCGTGACTATTTAGGTAACATTAGTCACATAAGTTGACAAAGGTATGCCAATGTGGGTGCCTATGGGCACATTAGAATACACTAGACACACAAGAAAACCTGTGAGTCTGTGGATAACTCTGTGCATATGTGCATAACTTATCCACAAGTATCTCAGGCTTTATATAAGCCATTCTAAGCCTATCTAGGGTAAACCTAGGCTAACACATGCCTAATGTTTTTACGTTGATTCTATGATTATTGTCAGTATTTTGACACTAGCGCCCTTTGTTTATGCGTGCGCACGTGAATAGCACACATTGGGGTATTGTGTCAAACTTTATTTATTATGTGACTGGGCAGTCATGGGTATACTTTTGCTTGTGGTGCGCTATAATGGTTACAGTTCTTAAGTAAACAAAAGGCCACAGGCCACAGGAGCACCACACAATGACTAAAATTATTATGAGTACAGACCGCCCAAACAAGTCGCAATTAGAGTTGAATAAAGCTCGTAAAGAGTTCGAGTATTATTTAAATCGACTAGGCGCATCATTTGAAGTTTGCGAGGGGTCATGGGAAGGTGATAGGGAGCAATCTTATATGATAAGCCTTGTTAACGGGGTGGGCTTTACCAAACTAAAACGCCTCGCTTTTGATCGTTATAACCAAGACGCTGTATTACGTGTGTCTAGTTATGGGGGAGCAGAATTATTTAACAATGACGAAACGAGGTTAAAAGTAGGTAAATTTGAGCAAGTCTCTTCAATACCTGATAACCAGTGCTATACACAATCATTTAAAACTGGTAATATTTACGCCACTATATAACTATTATTAACTTAACGCCTCTATATGGGGCCACAGGCTTTATCTAATGAATACACAACTAGCAACTTTAGAATATACATCAACTTATCTACCCAATATCTATACAACTTTAGAAACCAAACAGGACTATTTACCTTGGCAAACTATGGGTTTATCTTATACCGCTACTGGATACGGGCATAAAATACCCACAACTTACAAGGTTAAACACAATAACAGGTGGAAGCGTGTTTATTGTCGTGTGTTTGGTAATAGTGGCTCCCTTTACATAATTAGCGGCAATAACCAGTGTAAAGCTTTTAACGAAATTTCAATTCAAGAGGTATAACCTATGCGCTTAATAGAATCACAAATGAACAATGCAATCATTAATAAAACCCATTATTGGTCAAAAGACAATACAGTGGTCACGTATCATTCACAAACAGATGAAAGTTTTATATACCTACATGGTCACAATATTGCTACCTATAGCCATTTTAACCCTAAGGTAATACCTAATCTAACCACCTTAGTAGAATGGCCCACAGTGACCACTAAATCACGCCTGAGAGCTTTAGGTGTTGATGTCTACACACGTAAAGGCATTACATTTGTTAATGACAAAGAGGTGGCATAATATGAAAACATTATATATAACAAAACAGCACGACAGGAAAAACACACTAGCTATTATTTGTTGTACAGATAATAAAGAGCGCACTTTATACGAGCTTAGGCGCTTAAATGCTTTACATGGCCCTTTGGATTGTCGTAATAGCTTAGGTGGCTTAATTAGTGGCATGATTGACGGCAAAGTTACAAGCTATTTAAGTGTCAAAAACAATGGCGAACCAACAGGATAATAAACCATGTATTTAATTAATGATCTAATGCTAATAGGCGCTATTCTTATGGCGCCTGTGGTTCTAAGTTATATAATGTATAAACTAATAAATAGGTAACACAATGCGAGACTATAAACACAAGCACCTAAAATCCTCATATGAGGTACTCAAACAAGAAAGGCAAGCTAGGGTATTAGGTAAACTTTTAAGCCTAGCAGGGGCGCTTATAGGCGTGTTCTGTATCATATTTGCTACACATGTGGCGCTAAACTAAAATAAAGGTGAATTATGACTATGTTACAAAAGCTAGACAGTATACAGTATGACTTTAATTTTCAACATGCCATAACGACTAATGACGCTGATTTATTAGTGT